TTCTCTTCTATGGGGAAGTCCATGAGCAGGCACAGAAACGCCTTGCAGTTCTGAAGAGAGTTATTACTTCTTGTGAAACATTCAAGATGTGCTACGGTGATCTTGATGGTTCTAAATTAGGACTTCCTTGGAATGAAAACATGGCAGTTCTCCCTTCTCGGAAGAATATGTCTATTCGTGAAGGAACCTTTGAAACTGCTGGGTTGGATGTTGTTGTCAATTCTCGTCATTTTGATTGGATTCTTCCTGATGATTTGCACTCTGAAAGAAATACAAAAACGAAAGATCAGATTGAGGGAGTCAGAGAAAAAGTTCAGTTGTTGATGCCCCTTCTTACCAAAGGTGGCAAGATGGTTTTTGCCGGGGTGTTCTGGAACGATTCAGATTTTCATACCAGATTGATCGAGGAGAGTCACCCAAATCTATTTCTTCGTGATGTGTACACAGATGAGACAGAGACAATTTCTCGTTATCCATATGCGCTTCCAATTGAAGAATTAAAAAAGAAAAAGAAGTTCATGTCTGGGGATCAGTTCTCCTGTCACTATAGGATGAATCCAGTAAGTAAAGAGTCACAAAAGTTTAAGAAAGATTATTTCAACTTACTTGCCGACAAAGACTTTAATTCTATCCGTACTTTTTTAATCATTGATCCAGCAGGTGACCCTACTGCGGAACAGTCTGAGAAAAAAGATAGTGATTACTTCGGAATGGTTGTGGTTGGTGTTAATGCACTTTTTGATGTGTGCATTCGTGACATGTTTATGGAACGAGTTAATCCTACTGAAGCTATAGAGGTTGCACTGTCTTTCATGTTTCGTTTCAATCCATACATAATTGGAATTGAACGCGCTGGCATGGGAAACATGAAGCACTATCTGCAAGAGGAATTGCGTAAGAAGGGCAGATTTGCAGTAATTGAGGATTTAAGACCTGCTGGTCGTTCCAAATATTCTCGTGTTGTTGAACTTGAACCACTTGCTCGTCGTAGAAAAATTTATATGGCTGTTGAGTCTAGGTACAAAGATGAGTTCTTTGACCAAATAACAAAGGTAACTAATGGAATTAAATCAAAGCATGATGATCTTATTGATCCTCTGGCGTATATACTTGACATCTTAAAGATGTATGGTATTGGTGCTGTTGACAATGACGGAGATAATTTTGTTCCTCCAGAGTATCGTCAACTAAATGCTGTGAGTCGTGATTACTGGATGGCAGTTAAACGATCTAAAGAAGAAAAAAGTAAGCCATGGGCCAGTGAATGGAGTAAAGAATGAAAATAGTATTTGGTGAGTGTCAAACTTGTACTGCATACAAATCACAGATCGCTGATCTGAAAGAACTTCTTGCACAAGAAAGAAAAGAGAAGTTGGACGAGAGAAGTGAGTATAAAAGGGCGATTGATGCTCTTCTTGTGAAAACGAATGCCCCGGCAATTGGACAAGGTGTAGCAGAGCAGAAAGGCCCGATGGACCTCAGTAGTATTTTTGGGATGTTTGAAGAGAAAGACCAAACAAAGGAAAACTAAATGGCAATTGGTGATGGAACTCTTACAGGTCCAACAGGCAGTATGATCCCTGAACCCATGATGCCACAAATGGGAGATACTACTTCATTAGTTCCTCAGAAAGAATTGATTTCTGATGAGGACGCGCTTAAACTTGTCAATGACACATATCAAGACTATGACCACGGGCGCAAACCGTTTGAGAGGCAGTGGTATCGTAACATACTGTTTTTATTGGGGAATCAGTGGGTAATTTGGGACACCTTGGAAAATAAGTGGAGAAAGAAACGTCTTGCTGATTGGGTTCCTACTCCAGTTACCAATAAGTTTGCATCAACTGGGCAACGCCTTGTTTCCGTTTTGTCTCGTGTAGAACCCAACTGGCAATATGTCCCTAGCTCAAATTCTTCTGAAGACATTGCCTCTGCTGATATGTGCAAAAAGGCAGAAACAATTATCTGTGAAGAAAATGACATTGCACAGATTCGTGAATCTGTTGCTCCTTGGGCAATATATACTGGTAATTGTTATCTCCTTTCAGGCGTAGAGCCTATCCATGGTCCTGCACCTATCATGCCAGATATGACAGATCAGTCCCCTGCTGGAGAGCAAGGTCAACTGACACAGGCAGAACCAATTGATTACAAGTTGTTTACTGATGTCTTGTCTCCATTTGAGACATACATAGATCAGACAATTGAAAGGTTTAAAGACCAAGTAAAAGTTTTGATTGTGAATCGGAGATCAAGAGAATATGTTCAGAATCTGTGGAATCAAGACATTGATGAACTTGATGTTGCTCCGAATATTCATTATCAAGAGAGTATTGGTTATGTTACTTCTTCTCCTGAGATCACTGGATTCCTTGCGAGTCTTTCTCGCATTAAGCGTATTACGGTTAAGCGTCTATTTCATAGACCTACGCCAAAGTATCCAGAAGGACTCTACATCGTTGTAGCAGGCAGTAAGATTCTGGAAAAGAAACCTCTTCCTGTTGATGGAAGTGAAAAACCGTTTATACCAATAGTTCATGTCAAGTTCGATAACATTCCTGGTGCTTCTTTTGGAAGAACACCGATGGACGACCTGATTCAAAAGCAGATTCAGAGAAATAAGATTGAGTCTCTGATTGAGTTGATTGCTCTGAGAATGGGTTCCCCTATCTGGCTTATGCCGGAAGGAACTGTAGTTCGTAATTTTTCTGGTCAGCCGGGTGCAATTGTTACCTGGAATTCGATTGGTGATAAAGCCACGAAACCTGACCGTATCCCTGGGGAACAAATTCCTGCTTCTATAGTCCAGTTCCTTGCTTCAATAGACAAGGACATTGAGGATTTAGCCTCGACATTTGAAGCTCTAAAAGGACAGTCTCCCTACAGTGGTGCTCCCGGTGTTGTTATTGAGCAATTAATTGAGCAAGGATTAACCCGGTTCGGTCCTTCGCTTCGCAATGTTGCTGAGGGTTATCGGCAATGGATGAAACATCAGATTGAACTTTTCCGTGTGTATGGAATTGCTGAAAAGACTTTAATGAAAGCTGGTGAAGGTTCTCAATGGATTGCTTCTAAATTTAAAGGAACTGATATCACTGGGGCAGTAAATGTCAAGGTTGAATCAGATTCAACTGTTCCACGTAGTTCACAAGTTGAAGTTACGAAGATTCTTGGAGCAATTGATTCTGGCTTAGTTGACATTAGTGATCCGTCAGTTCGACAAAAAGTTTTACAGAAACTTCACTTGCAGAATCTAAAAGAAGATGTTGAAGAAGATATTATTCAAGCTGTGCAAGAGAATGAAGCAATAGCACAGGGTACTATGGTGGACGTAGTTGCTTTTCTGCATAATCACCAAATTCACATCTACAAACATCGTCAATTTGCTAACAGTGATGCATGTGGTGCTGCTGGACCTGCTGTAACTCAAGCAATGGTAGAGCATATTACTAAACACCACATGATAATGGATGCAGAACTTAATCCTGGAATGGGGATGCCTCTTCCAGGGGGTCCGTCTTCGACTGGTGGTGGTCCAACACCGTCTGTTTCAGCAAAAGCACAGAAACAGTTAGTTCCAGGCGGTGGAGCAAAAGCAGAATTACCGCAAGGAGTTATATAGTCTAGTTAAGGAACCGAGCTAATTTTTATCGAGTGCCGACTACTCGCAGAAGTCAAAAGGTCGTATATCGGTTCCCGCACCGCTACGCGCTAGGAGCGATGAATAGTGCCGCCAACTTTAAGGGCGAGGGAGTTTCAAATGGCATATGAATTTGATGTACAGGACGGTGGAGGGCAGGTAGAAGAGGACGGTCAACAGCAGGTAGAGGGGCAACAGCAGACGCAGCAAGTTGCTGATCCTAATACTGGCAAGATGATCCCGGTAGAACGGTTTAATCAAGTCTATGGCAAGATGAAGGAGTATGAGAAGAATGCAGGTTCCTATAAGGAATTTGGTGATCCTCAGACTCTTAAAGGACGGCTTGATAAACTGGCTCAGTGGGAAAAGGCAGTAGACGAACAGCGCAAACAGCAGAGCATGACAGATGGAGAGAAGAATGAAGCCCAGAGGAAACTCAGACTTCAGAAAGAACTCTATGATATCATGCCGAATCTTAAAGCACTTGAGCGTATTGAGGCTCTTGAGGCTAAGTTATCTGCACAGGAAGGCACGGTTGCTTCAACAAGAGCAGAAGCTGTTCTTGAAAAGCATTCAGCCAAGTTTGCTGATTCGTTAAGGTCTGCAAAAATTGACACCAAGTTTCAGCCCAAGATCGAAGAGTACATCGTGTCACAGATGAGTGACGATGATCGACAGCGATTCATTTCAGGTGATTTTGCCGTTGCTGACGAGATTTTTCAAAAAGAACTTAAAGAAGGATTGTTCTCCACAATGAGAGGACGAGCACTTCCTACTCCCCCAGTCAGACACAATGCTGGCGGAACTCCTCCCGATGGTCGGGGTGCAAAGAAACCCTTGACGATGAAAGAGGCAGAAGATGCTGCTTGGTCACGTATAAATAGCGGAGAATAACCGATGCCAATAGTGTCTCTCCTATGTCAATAGACCTCTAGGCTGATACTATTAGGTTGGAGAAACTCTAATGAGTGAAACACTAACTACACTGGATGGGATTCTGAAAGATGTTTATCAGAATGTGGTTACTGAACAGATTTCTACGTTCAGCCCCGTCACGGAACAGTTTGAAGAAGTAACCGAATTTGAATTTGATGGCCGTGTTGCCAGAGAAGCAGCGATCATGAGCTTCAATGAGGGTATTGGTGCAATTGCTGAAGGTGGTACTCTCCCGACTGCTGGTAACTTTGATCCTGAACAGTTTCAGATTGGCATGAAATATGTCTATGGAACTTTCCAAATGACCAAGCAGATGATGGAGTCTGCGAAAAACTCCAAGGGTGCATTCAAGAATGCCATGAGTTATTCCATGGATAGTCTTGTTCGTAACCTGAAACGTGAACGTGCTAGGATGATGTGGGGAGCTGGCAAGGGTATTCTTGCCTACGTAAATGGCACTGCTACGGATACTACCCTTGTCGTTGATACTCCTGGTGGTGTGGCTGGGGCAACTGGTGGAACGAGGTTCATCCGTAAAGGGATGATTCTTGGTGAAGTTAATCCGGCTGCTGTTGCATCCACTGATGCTGTTGTCTCCTATGGTGCAGTAACTGCTGTTGCGGCTGCTGGTACTTCTTGCACGATTTCTAGTGCAACGCATACCACTGACCGTTATGTCGTGCGTCTTAGTACTACGGCTGGAACGACTGTTGCCGATTCGTCTTATGGAAAAGAACCTGTTGGTCTCCTTGGACTTGTGGATGATGGAACCTATCTTGCCACCCTTTCGGGTCTTGCAAGAGCTACATATCCTCAGTTGAATAGCAGAGTGCAGTCTTCAGTTGGTGCATTGTCACTTGATGCAATTCAGTTGAATTTTGATATTGCCGATCAACTTGGTGATGCTGAGATAGACACCCTTGCTTGTCATCATTCAGTTCGTCGTGCATATCTCCAGTTGCTTGAAGCAGATCGCCGGTATACCAGCGGTGATTTGAAGAAGCCTGATGGTGGTACGGTTGCTGCAAAGAAACGGTCTTCCAAGTCCTATGTTACTTATGGTGATGTGGCGATCAAAGAAGACAAGTATGCACCGTATGACATGTTGTTTGGGTTGGATTCGCGTTATATGAAGAAGTATGTACAGATCAAGGGCGAATGGGCAAATGAATCGGGTGCGATTCTTCGGCAGAATGGCAGCACAGACGTTTGGAATGCCTTCTACCGTATCTTTGAGAACTACCATTGCTCCAGACCTAATACCTGCTTCCGCATGGACGGAATCACGACTAGCAAAGTTTACGTTGCTGGTTACTAGGTTATAAACTATAAACCGGGGGAGGAGTGATCCTCTCTCGGTATTAGTTCTCGGAGGAAGAATGTTTGACAATATTGTTACAGTAAAATCTCGGACAGGAAAATCAGAACAGTTTATCTATGATGGTGCCCCTCATACAATTGATGCCAAGAGGGGTATTAAAGTTCCTCGTGTAATGGCAGAACTTGCATTGAAGCAGAATGCACTACGGTGGGATTCTTCAACTGGTCTGGTTATTGATGCAAAAGTTTACATCGAAGATGATCTTGATACGGAAAATGCGACACCCTCTGTTAAACTAGAGGAGAAGGAAATTGAAGCTGTGAAGAATACAGACGGTCTTGGAAATGATTCTATCCTGGTTAATGGAGAGGTTGTTAAAAAGACTGTTATTGACTTCAAGAATCCGTATAAGAAAGAGGATTATTCTAAGAACAATATTGGATAACTTATGACTCCGGAACGATTCAAAAAAGAGTTAAAACACTTTGATAGGCACCTTGACCTTGTTTACAACGGGAAGAAAGCTAGATGGGAAATAATTGGTCGTGACTCTAAGAACATCCAGTACTTGATTAAATCTTTTGCACTTGGAAAGATTGAGACGATGGGAATGGAAACAATTAGGGAAATGGCTGAGGTAAGTCCTGTAAAGAGTTCTGCTAAAGATGTAAACAGGAGAATAGACAGAATATTGGAGGAAGAAGAGAAACAAGAGGAACGTGGGTTGCAAAATGCAATTCATGACCGACTAGATGAATCATGGGAACGACTCTGCTATGCAGAAGGGTCAAGAGTCTCATTTGCTCTAATGGGTCAGAAAGAGAATTATCAAAATTCCTTTGTGGTTACGGACAAACGAAGATTCATGATTCCTTCCAGTGAAGCAGAAACTACGAAGGGGAATGAAAATGTCAATTAGGAATAGGGTAGTAACTGTGACTACTGCTGCTTTTGTACAGTCACAGACCAACTTGATTGTGGGAGCATTTAGATGCCCTGCAAAAGCAAGGGTTAAAGCAGTAAGAGCTACAGCAGCTTCAGTTGCTGGTGGAACTCCTACTGTGCAGGTTTTTCAAAGTGCAACTAGTACAGTGAATGATACTGGTGCAAATTCCACCACGCTAGTACATGATGCCGTTGTTTCACTTGCAGCAAGTGACACGGTATACACTGATGCTATGACCGGCCAGTTTTTTGTTGAACAGGGTGTGTGGCTGTATTTCAAATATACGACTGCTGGTGGTGTGACTGCAACGTTTATAACAATTCAAGTTGAACTTGACTACTAAAGGAGAAATGAAAGATGGGTGATGTATTCGTAACAGGGAGTATTAAAGGGGCTGTGTGCAGACTCCTTTCTAAAGCAGGATTCAATGGTGAAGGGACAAGCACATCTGTTCGTCTTGGGACATATGGAGAACAGGTTACGCAGGTTCTTTCCAGCAAGCAGTACGGTTTAGCAGAGGAAGGGAGTCTTTTTGTTGCTACTACTCCTACCCCTGGCACTGGCGTTGCTCTTGGTGTTGCTACTGCAACGGCAATTATTGCAACAGCACCTTCCCTTTTGATCTACAACAACGACTCAGTTGGCGGGAAGAACATTATTATGGATTCCATCAAGCTGGTAACAACTGCGGCTGGTACGGCTGGAACACGGTTGGACATGGCAACGTATATTGACAGCAAAGTGCTGTTTACTTCAGGAGGTACGGCTGCTACCCCATTGAATGCTAACATGGGTGTGGCAAATACTTCGATTGCTAAAGTGTATGATGCAAGTGCTGCAATTTTATCTCCTGCGGTTTCTTCAGCGGTTAGAATTGTTGGCCGTAGTGTCCTCCGCATGACCATTCCGGTTGTTGGAGACCAGACTGTTATTGATTTCGGTGGTGTAACGGCTGGTGGGCAGGGTATTCTCAACGGTTCAGCACCCTTGAACATCCTTGTGTCCCATGCTCCGGTAGTTCTTGCTCCGGGTCATAGCATGATGGTATTCTTGTGGAGTGGAAGTCAGTCAGCAGCTCCTACGTATGAGTATGTCATTACGTGGATTGAACGATAACAATTTTCTTGCAGAACTATAAACCATTTTAGTGGTGTGGGTTATTCCCATGTCGAAAAGACAAAACTCTGCACAAAGGAGAAGTAAATGAGTAATGTAATTGTACAAGAACAATTGAAGGGTGAAGTTCATGATGCACTTCCTACCAAGACACTTGATGGAAATGCTTCTTATGCTCGTCAAGCAAAATATGGAGAGTTGATTGTTGCTAACCTTTCCCCGAAACCTTACGGGTTGGCACAAGAGGGTTCTGTGTTTATGGCAACAACCCCAACGGCAGGAACAGGAGTAGCCCTTGGAGTTGCTGCTGCAACAGCAATCATCGCGACTGCCCCGTCTATCTTGATCTATAACAGCGATGCTCTTGGTGGAAAGAGCATTTTCCTTGACACAATCAAGTTGCTCGTAACAGGAGCTGGTGTAGCAGGTACTTCGCTTCATGCTCAGGTATTTATTGACAATGGGATTGCTTACACGTCTGGTGGTACAGCAGCAATTCCGTTTAACATTAATATGGGGTGTGGTGGATCATCTATCGCCAAGGTATATGATGCAAGTGCTGCAATTCTGTCACCTGCTGCAACTGGAGCAAGGCGTAAAGCTGGGAGAGCAATCTTACGCGGAGCAATTCCCGTAATTTGGGATCAGCTAGTTATGGACTTTGGATCAGTTGGTGCAGGAGACACTAACTTGACAAATGGAACTAATCCCCTTAATGTAAGGGTTAGCTTACCTCCGGTTATTGTTGGTCCGCAACAGAGTTTCCTGCTTTATCTGTACAGTCCGTCACAGTCAACAGCTCCTACATATGAGTATGACATTGTGTGGGCAGAAAGATAAACAGAAGTAAAATCTATCCAATGTGGGGAGAGCAGAAATGCTCTCCTCATATCATGGGGTTTAAATGATACTTAGTGAACTTAGAACACAGACAAGAAATCTATTGAATGAAGATGTAGCTGGATTTTGGTTAGATACACAGCTTAATTCTTATATCAATTTGGCAATGCAACGTGTTAATTCAATTATTTCTTCCACAAGGGAAGACTACTTTACTGTGTCTGCTACGTTCTCTACAGCAGCAAATACAAAATCGTATGCTTTCCCTACTACCTGTAGGTATATCAGACGGCTTGAGATTTATGATGCAGCAGACCCAAATAGCATCATCAAGTTGGACGAGTTGAAATGGCCTCGTATAGAGGCGAATGGGGATTGGTTGTTCATTCAGAGCGGTAAACCACAACGGTATATCATTCGTGGGACACAGTTTGATTTATACCCTATTCCTGATTCAGTTTACACACTTCGTATTTATTATGATGCAAGCAAAGTCGATCTTGCATCTGATTCAGACGCACCGGCTACACCGAATGACTATCATGATATGATTGTGTACTGGGCATGTGTACTTGCAAAAAAACAGAATGACAATGACGATGCGGGATTTGCCAGCATCTTCAATGTTCGTAAAGCAGAATTAATCGAGTTCCTTAAAAATCGCGGTGGGGATGATCCTAGAACAGTAGAAGCGTTTTTAGAGGGGATTATCTGATGTATTGGGGTACTGGTAAAAAATATGATGCCGGGGAGACATTCAACACCCCGGTTGAAATATTCACTGCTGATTCTACCCCCACAAATTTGTTTGTGTCAGATGGGTCATTTGGGCAGGGGAGATTTGGAAGGGGATTCTTTGGCAGGGGCGAGTTTGGGATAACTATCCCCGCCTACCTCACTGAAACAGCAAGCACAGCAACGTACACTTTGGAGACAATTTAATGCCAATATTCCCTTCACAGGATGGGTCAGAAAATACCTGGGGAACTGAACTGAGAAACTTCTTCTCTCCGTTCTTTGACCTCGTCACTGGGTTGTTCAGAACAAACGTTATCCCTGGGTCTGCCATTCAGAATGCAACTATTACGGATACGCAGATGTCTGGGGTTGCATGGTCTAAGGTTGATAAAACAACTTCCAGTATTGCAGACATCGCAACCAAAAGCCATACGTTGCTGACAGACGTTGGAACCAGAACTCACCCACAACTTGACTCTTTTTATGATTCAAAAGCACAAGCATCTGGGTTGGCATCACTTGATGGATCAAGCAAGGTTGTGCAAGACCCGGCAAATGCTACAGCAACCCCCACTGCAAACAAAATTGTAATTTCAGACGCGGGGGGAAAAGTTGATTCTTGGGTCACAGATGCAACAATTTCAGCAAAAGGCAAGGCATCATTTGCTACTGCTGATTTCACAGTTACGTCTGGTGCAGTAACAATTAATAAGAGTAATAATGCAAGGCCAAAGTTTAGAGCAACTCCAGCAGCAGACCAAACAATAACCAGTGGAGTAGAGACAAAGGTAGTATTTGACACTGAAATTTTTGATACAAATAGCAACTTTGCAACGAACACCTTTACCCCTACGGTTGCTGGGTACTATACCCTGTCTGGGTCTATATACTTGGCAGGTACTACACTGACTAAAGTAACAATAGAACTAAGAAAAAATGGTTCAGCAGTAGAAATAACTGAATTTTACCCATTAGCTACTTCTCCTGTTGCGCTGTTATCCATTAGTACATCTGCCATAGCTGCAAATGGAACAACAGACTACTTTGATATATATGCATGTGCTACTGGAACTGGAACTATCCTGGTTAAAAATGTTCTAACTACTTTTTCGGGGGCAATGCTTCCATAATGGGAAATCTTAAAACAGAAAATACAAGTTATCCTATAGCTGTTGACACGGCAACATTGATTGCTGATGTCACTGATGAGGTTGTAGCTGCTCATGTCAATGGGCCTGTGTCTGCTGTTCTTGCAATTGAAAATGAACTTGGCCCTCTAGTAAAGGGCACAGCAGCAGACCTGGTTCATCGTCTTGCAGTAAACATTCATGCTGATGGGGGGCTTCTAAGGGGAGCAAGCGCCCCTGGTTCACCCCCGAATGTCCCTCATTGGTTCTACAACACGGTCAGTAATACACTTTATGTGTACAACATTGGAACTGCATCTTATGATGCTGTTTCAACTGCTGCAATTCTTGCTTCATATATTCGTACCAACGTCGCTGCAACCATCACGGCTGCACACACCTTTGCTCCTGCTGCACCCGGTGTCCCGTTTGTTTTAGGAGCAAATGCACAAGGACAGACTGTTACTGGGTTGAGTGCAGACACAACCGATCTTCACCACATGGATCAGGATGTGCTTATTGCTTCAAGTCCTACATTTGTGAAAGCAACGTTATCACAGGCAACTGGAACTGCTCCTTTAACTGTGTCAAGCACAACCAAAGTTACGAACCTGAATGTTGACCAGCTTGACGGATATGACGCTTCACAAGCTCCGGGAGCAAACCAGATTCCCTGTTTGAATGCAAGTTCAGTTCTTGTTCTCCCGAATGCTACGCACACGATTAACGGGGTGCAAATTGCTACAGTGAATAGCACTGTGGCAAATGCTACCAATGCTGCAACAGCAGTAAACGCATCAGGAGCAGGAACAGCTATTTATTCTGCGGAAGCAGGAATGCGCATAATACGAGCCTCCATTATTGGTGGGTCTGGGGAAGTTACTGCCGGAGGCGGTGTTAGTGTTGTGTACAATTCAACAGGTGTCTGGACAATAACATTTATCCCAAATTTTACAGGTGTCCCCGTTGTAATTGTGTCTGCCGAAGGGGGACATTATGATGTTGCCGCTACATGCTCTGTTTACGGAACGCCTACTGCATCAACACTGGTCGTGCATGGCGGTGATATAGTCCCGAGGGCTTATGACTATAATTTTTCTCTCATCGCCATAGGTCCAAAATAATGCCTAACTTCAGGGAACTTTTAAAAAAATATGCAGATGAAAAAGCTGCATCAGGCCCACAAAAAGATGCAACTCTTGCTGACTACTCGGAGCAAGATAAAGGATTTCATCCTATGGAAACTGACCCAGATAATGTTGATAAAACATTACTGATTGCAAAAGTTCTTGCCAATGGAGTAGATGCTGCACAGACAAGGTACATAGCAAGAAATCCGCAAGAATTTCATGAAGAAGAAATCTCTCCTTTAATTGGGCACCACCCACATCAGGATAAAGTTGCTGCATACATGGTAGGGAAGTCAATAGTAGATGCACTCGTAGCAAAGTATGCACCTTCAATAGTCAAAAAGGGGTTTCTTGGACTCGGATTGGCTGACACAGCTAATGCAACAAACAACAACAACCGTATTGGCATTAAAACGAGAATGTAGACATGACAATTCCTGAACAAACCTCTGGGGTTCTTGGGCTAACTGGTGATATAAACCAGAAGACAAACCCATTCCTTGCAACGAATGACATGTACAAGATGCAGGGATGGTATACTCCTGAACTTGCTGCAATTTCAAAGCGTAAAGGATTTCAGAAACTCAACTCCACGATCTTACAAGAAACTGGAGTTAATGCCTCATTCACTGGAATCTTCGAGTATGTCCCTTCCTCTGGGACTAGCAAGAAAGTTGCTACAACGACAGCAGGCTTATATGTTTATGATACCCCTGCTGCAAATGAGTGGAATGCAATCTCTCTTACAAATGCCGGAGGAGCAAGAACTGGAACTGTAGACAATCTTTATGATTCTGCAATTTTCTATGACCAGATGTACATTGGTGGTGGGGCAACGACAGACGGCAACCTGAGATTTGATGCTAATAATGCAACTCCTGCTGTTTGGAACATGGGAATTGCTGCACCAGTGACTACAACCACGGCGGGAGCAGCTTCAGCGGGGGGAAGTCTTTCAATAGGAACTTATAAGTATAAAATCACCTACGAAAATGTGTTTGGGGAAGAATCAAATCCTTCAGTTGCCTCAAACGCAATAACAACTGCTGGGGGAAATAAAACAATCCCTTTGACCGCAATTCCAGTGTCACCGGATGCACAGACCACGAAGAGGAATATATATAGGACATTTGTTGATGGTGGGGTTTATTCTTACCTTGCAACGATTGCAGATAATTCAACAACGACATTTACAGACACCTTTGCAGACACAACTTTGCTGGATGCAGTAGAGGAATTTGCATTTGGAGTTCCTCCTCATTTCAGCATGATCGAGATGTACAAGGGTGTAGCATTCATGTCTGGTGATCCATCCTACCTGAGCAGAATTTATTTTTCTTACCAGGGAAGACCAGCATCAGTAGATAGCTCAGCAGACTATCGTGATCTTGATGCAAATGACGGGGAGATCATCACCGGGTTAAAAAGATATCTTACTACAATGGTAGCTTTCAAGGGCGGGTCAATTTGGAATGCTTCAGGAGATGATAGAACAACTTTTGGATTTGACAGGAAAGTTACATTCACAGGGTCAGTCAACAATGCCTGTATTGTAGATGTTCCTAACAAGGGCGTTCTGGCATTCATAAGCCCAAGTGGAAGATTCTACTTCTATGATGGTGTTAATGCAACCCCCACAGGGATAAAAATAGAGCCAATCCTGAACGGGTTGAGTCTATTGAAACTAGGTAAAACAGTGGGAACTGTGGTTCCCTCGAAGAATCAATGTCGATGGATTGTACCAGATGGGGGATCAAATTTCTGTGATTTAATGATCTGGTATGATTACCTTCAGGATGTGTGGGGAACAACTGATCTTGACAACACGATAGCAAACTATTGTACAATGATGCACGATGCAACAAATACTCCTCAGTTCTACCTTGGAGCAGCATACAACTCAGTGGCCCTACTCGGTGGGGGAACAGTATGGATTGGAGATACGGGCGGAACAGATGATGGAACACCAATTTCAGTAGAAGTAATGGACAGGGGTCATCCTCGTCAAGATGCAACTCCAGAAACACAGAAATGTTTTTACCACCTCTTTGTATGGTTTAAACCTATTGCTGGCGTTACTCTGACAGCCTATGCTTACTTGGATGATCCCGAAGGAACTCCAGTGTCCCTTGGAACTGTAGATTGTAGCAGAGCTTCAGGGCAAGACCACATCCACTTTAAAAAGATTGGGAGAAGGATGTACATCAGGCTCATAGAGTCCTCCGCTTTACAGGGACAAGTTCTCAGGGGTTGGAAAGTCTACTATAAAGACTTAGGACGGCATAATGCTCCGTAAGACATTCAAGTTGCAGAAACCACTTGACGAATATGCAGTTCCTTTGGAACTTTTCCTTGAGGATGCATCCAAGAAGTTCTTGCAGCAAGCAAGTGGAGAGTATACAGGGAATGGGAAAGCAAGTAGAAAGATTACAACTTCTTTCTCTCCTCAGATAGTAGTTGTGTCTACAAAAGTTGATACACGGACTAAGGACACACTGATAGCGGGGAACATGGTTTTTGCTTTAGCAGCAAATCCTGGTGCTGCATGGTTGCCAGGATCAGGATTCAAGAAGGACTGTATTCTTTCCTTCCAGAATGACGGATTTACAATTGGCAGCAATAGCAATGTAAATGCAGAACTTTTAACATACATTTACTACGTGATAGGATAGGAGAAAGTATGGGAATGGGAATTGGCTGGTCACAGATTCTTGACCCACTTGACTTGGGCGGTAGTCAAGCTGAAAGAAAGAAGCAGGGATTAGAAGGAGCATCAGCAGCAGCAAGCCAACGAATACAAGATGCTTATGCAAAGGCTCAAGAATCCCTAGCCTCTGGTGGCGCAGCAGCACAGAATACAGCACGAACTGGATTTGGGACTGCTAGGAGTAATATTAGAACTGGATATCAGCAAGCCAGAGGGGAATCTCAAGCTGGGTATGGGGCAGCAGAAAAAACGGCTAGAGAAGGTGCAGCATCAGCACAAGCACGCTATGAAACTCCTGAGATGGTTACTTCTAGGGCTGAATTGTACAATCGTGTTCTTGGAAAAGGCGGAATGCAGCAAGATGTTATAGACAAGCTGAAAGCTGCATCTGGAGAACAATATGCAACTGGAATGCGGGGAGCACAAAGAGCTACTGGACAGTTTGCTGGAGACTCTTCTGCAAGGGGTTTAGCGCAAGAGAATGTAGCTAAAGCTGCATCTTCCCTTGGTGCAGAAAGAGCTGCTGGAGAACGGAATATTGATGTCCAAAATGCGGAACTCGCACGAACTGAGCAAACTGGGGCCATGCAATCACTTGCAACAGAGGCATATCAACGAGCTGGATTAGATGAAGACTCTGCTGAGTATGTTGCAGATTTGCAGGCAAGAGCTGGTGAAAGTCTTGCTAACCTTTCAGCTACAGAAGCAAATGCACTTTCACAGATTGCACAGAATGAGGGAATGACACTTTCACAATTGCAACAGCAATTAGCATCAGGTCAGGCAACACTAACAACTGAAGAAGCTGCACAACTTGCCAACATTACCCTTGGTACTGCAACGAATGTTGCAAATGCTGATAAGGGAATACTTGGCGGGTTGCTAGGATAAGGGGATAAATAATGGGGTGGCTATCACTAGTAATGAGTCTTCTTGGAAACAGAAATAAAGGGACTCCGGCAGTAGCTCCACAAGTTGGATCAAGTGCGGTTTCAGTCCCACAGGCTCAGGGAGGACAAGGGACTGGTTCAGGAAAGTCTGCCTTGTTGCAGGGGTTTATGGGTATGTTGAAGAAGCGTAAAGATAATGAACCGGAAGAAAGTACTGGCGGACTTGGAAGTGGGCAGAGTTTTGATTAGGAGTAACTAATGGCAAATATTGTACAAGTTCCGCAAATTCACCCTCAGCAGCAAGGGAATGGTCTTGTAAGGTCTGTGTTACCTCATCTGCTAAACAGATTAATGACACCCAATCAGCCTGTTGAATCTGATAAAACTATCGCTCAGGGGCAAGCAGCACAAGCTGGTCTTGAGGAATTTCTTAATAAAGATCGCCCCGAAACTGTTGGTGCTGGTCAAAGTGTAATGACTTCACCATCAGAAGACGTAGCTAAAGCTGCTGCTACACAGCCAAAGAGTTATCTTGAAGAGATGCTCTCGCAGCAGCCACGGCAAACAAAGATGGAAGAAAATGATCTGTATTCCCTCCTGGATAATCAGCCTGAAGTTGGGAAGGAAATAGTGAACCAAGTCCCCAATCCTACTCCCAAAATGACTGTTCCTGCCGGACAGAACCAAGGAGTATACGGAGACATTGCCAAAAAAATAATAGAGTCTCAACTTGTCCCTAAAACTCCTCCAGTTCAATTAGTCACTGATGAAACCGGAATGCAGAAATTTGTTCCTAAAGTTGTTGGAGAAGTAGGCAGGAAGATGTCAAAACCGATTGTTAAAGCAGAAGTTCAACCTGACAATACGGTTGCAAATGTGTGGTATGATGCAAACGATCAGACTAAACCTGGGGTTGTACGTGGAAAAGTTCGTGATCCCCTTCAGGTAGCCATAGCTAGAGCGGAAGCATTTGGAAATAATCGTACTCAAGTGATGTTTGATGCAGAGAACATGTATGAACCCAGACTTTTGAAAATGGGACAGATAGAACAAGAGAATAATAATAGGCAGTCTCAGGGTATGCCCCCCAAGTGGGTTCCCCGTTCTGGTACAGAACAAGCACTTGAGAAAACAGCACTCATTGCCGATATGCAGAGAACAATTGACAGGGTGAATGAGCTTATTCCCAGAGTTAAATTTGATGCTGCTGCTGCTGGTCAGGCTTCTGAAATGCTTCGTGTGGTGAATGACAAAGAGGCATTTGGAAGAATGCTTCAGTATGCAATTGGAAAAACTCTTACGCCAGATCAGGGTGAATACTTGATTGCCCTTGCACAGTTACAGGAAAACTCATTGGCCCTTCGGTCTGTGTTGAAGGCCGGTCCAGGATCAGATCAACTTCGTGAGAAGATTCTTGCTACACTTCCTAGCGGAAGTACTCCTAGTGCAAAATATGCAACTGAGCAGGTTAAACAATATGAAGCAATGCTACACGCTCTGTCTCGTGGAGTTCCTAATGTGAAGTTGAATCCACCCCGCAGAATTGGAGAGGCTAGTTCTACCGTTTTACAACCTGAAGAAAAGAAAACAGGTAAGTTTAAAAAGCTAGATGGTGAATCTTTATCTGACTATTTGGCAAGGGCGAAAGCAGCGGGGTTATAAATGGATATCTCACAGTTAGACCTAACACCAGAGGAAAAGAAGCAGTATCAGATGGCACAAGATTCCGGATTCTCTGACGACGAGATTATTCAGCATTTGTCTGGTCAAAGTAAACAACCTGAAATACCTAATTACCATCCAGGGAAATTAAAGGTAGGGGAAACTGTTGCTCCCCTTAGTCAAGGGTCTGTCATACCTGCATGGAAACAGACAGCTATACAGGGGGTCAATAAGCTCCCTGAGTTGGGTCAAGCTGTAGGAACTGCTGCTGGAATGGTGCCTATGCTTGCACCAGGAGCACAACCTTCAGCAGCATTGACAATTCCTGCCGGTGCTGCTGCTGGCAGAGTTGTTGGCAGAGGAGCACAAAGCCTCCTGACCAAGATGCTACTTCCCAATGCCGATGAAAGTCAGACCCCTTCACAGTTGCCAGAAGAAGCAATCCAGGGCGCGACGGGCGGAATGCTTGACGCACTCCTCATGAAAGCTGGATCACAGGCACTTACTGGTAGGCCATTTGAGGGCTTAGAAAAGACATTTAACCCAGAGACTACAGTGTCTGCAAAAGGCCGTAATTTTCTTACTAAACGCATAGTTAAACCATCAATGAAGAACCCTACTGAAGCTAAGAGTGCAATAGAAACTATCGGAAAAGGTAAGATGGACATTGTTGGAGGAACAGCTCCAGAGAGGGTTGAACAGGGTATCTCTAATATCAGTGGTGATATAGACAGTGCAATAGAAGATGCTGCAAAATCTGGTAAAATGTTGAAAATTGATGATATTCTGAAACCAGTTGACAGGCTTGCATCATCTTACTCAGATGTATCTGATATGCCGGAGTATCTGCAAAAAACACTGAAGTATGCTGAAGATTTCAGGGCAATGAACCCTAGAAAAACTATTACCCCACAAAAAGCACAGGATTTAAAGAAATTCGTGTATAAGACCTTGAAAGGAACAGCTTGGGAGGGAAACACCTATAGACCTGTTACAGAGGCTAAAAAGAGCCTTGGAAGTGGATTGAAAACTGGTTTGGAGGAAGTTGCACCGGAGATTGGACCAAAAAATGAGGAGCTAAGTAAACTTCTGCAAGCTAGACCATACGTTCAAGCTGGTGCAGAAAAGATGCAAGAGCAGCCTCTTCGTACTAGGTTGTTCTCTGGATTGCAGCAAAAAGGTGCTAATGCTCTTGAGTACATAAATGCTGGACAGAGATCAAGACCTAACTTTGAAAGAAATATCCCCCATGAGGTAAGCCCGTACCATAACTTAGAAGAAATGTTTGGAGTGCCCAAGTATAGTATTTCTCCAATAGAGGCAAATCCAAAAGACATGGGTAGAAGTCCTGCATGGAAAGCTGAAATGGCTAGACCCCCAATGCCACAAAGCACAAAAATAGGGCGGTTCACAAAAGAAGAGGTTATACAAGCACTAGCAAACGGTGACTCTTCGGTCCTTCCAGACGTAGCTGCTGGTGTAAAACAGTATGGAAAATATGCAATGATGGACGAGATAGTCAATGGCACAATGTCTGTGGCCTATAAAAATAAAACGTATGACAAATTGTTATCCATTAATAAACAATTACAGTCTGTCTTACGGGGTGGTGCAGAATGAAAAATCGAGTTACTGTAACACTATGGGCAGCGGGGGTGGTTTTCACCATAATCATTGGACTGGTGGGAATTGTGTACTCTGGGTTGAAAGATGATATCAACCAGAAAGCATCTAAGGAGTCAGTTGAAGCACTAGGAACACAACTGCATTCAATGGATAAGAAACTTGATATTTTGCTAGGGAAATAAGGAGTAAGTATGTGGTTAGCTACGGCATGGAGTGCAGTTACGGGGTTGTTTAGTGGATCAAAATCAGGGAAAAGTACTGTTGAAACAATAGCAGACATTGCTGACAACTACAACCCTGGTGAAGTTACAAAACACAAGATGGAAGTTGAGGATGTGAAAGTAGGAGATGATTCTCAGGCTTCTGCACGTACTTTTGATCCAACGGCAGAGAGCACAGACTGGTTCAATAGATTGATTGACGGGTTGAATAGACTTCCCAGGCCACTTTTTGCTCTGTGGGCATTTGGTGAACTATCTGGGTTGTTAGCCACACCTGCATCCCTTGCAATGATGAACCCCGTAGTTGCTAACATAATATGGACAATCATAGGGTTCTATTTTGGAGTAAGAACAATTAGTCAAGATTTGCCAAAAGCAGTAGATTCATGGTTGAAGATCAGGAGTATCCTTAAATAGCCCTCTTGGATTACTCGACAGATCAGCAATTTCTTGCGAAGAATAAGGGCTGAAGGGGTGCGTGAGCATCCCCTCAACCCATGCCATCGCCTCATCAAATTCTGTAATTGGATCGAGGATTTTCATTCTATTCCCACTTATCAAGATTTCCAAGTAGATTAGAAGCAACCTTGATATCCCCACAGACCCAGACATTGGGGTGATTATAATAGACACACTTTGTCTGGTCTACTTCCCCAACCAGCACCACGGTCTTCCCAAGTCCAAGGGCAATACCAATTTCAACATGAGTTCCAAGTCTTCCTGGCATCAAGACAATCATTGTATCACAAAGTATGGCATCAGCAACATCTTCTTCTGCTTCACACTCTAGGTCTGTCAAGTCATCAGTTCCTGGGTGATTAACCCATTCAGATGTAATTTCAAACCCTTCTTTTTGCAGAAAGGCTTCTGTAGTCTTAACAATTTCTTTGTCAAGAAATGAAGCTGCAACGTATAATTTTCTCATTTTAGTTCCCCTACAGTATTGAAGCAAGCAGTCCATTTGCTTTCATTGACGCTTTACTCATCAAGAATGTTTGCTGCGGAATCAAGTTAACATAGTGCCGTACAGCTTGCCTATAGCATGTCTGCCAGTGCGATCCATATCCATTTCTTACTGCCCAGTCCAAAAGCCACATCTGATCTTTTTCATTTCTCCACTCAAGTTCTGGATGTTTTGCAAGATTTTTCATCCAATTGAATGTTGGCTTCATGAACTGAGCACGCCCATATGCGCCTTTATTGCTTGTCCTGTCATGTATATTTCTGCTCTCACAGTAAGTAATACGTGAAGTAACAATTTGAACTGCTTCCTCTTTTTGCTGTATAACCGCCTGCTTCATCCCAGCATCAAAGCCCCGGTTGTAGTTATACATACCCCAATATGCAAACAGGAGTGTATTAAGAACAGCCAACAGAATAAAGTAGACTAGCTTTTTCAAAACGGAAGTTCCTCCTCTTTATCTTGCTCTGATCGTCTTATGCCAAGTAATGCATATCCAGCTATGTCCCTATAAGGGGACTCACCAAATGCATCCTTATGGGTTGCAATACGAAACATCTTGTCAATGATACGAACCATACAAAGTGCGTCCTGCATCTGGTCAAGAGAAACTCCTTCAGGGTATAGCAGAGACATAACTGCCCCTGCTTTCCCAAAAGAATTTCCGTAGGCTTGCTGCTTCATTTCTACTAGCTTCCCTACTTCTTGACCAAGTTCCTCATAGCCTAGCATTTTTTTCTCTCCAACTGTTTTGCAATTTGTGTAACTTGCCTTGTTCTTGTTTGCCAGCCCTTCAAGAACTTCACAAGTGATGGTTTCCTGTGGACTAAATCCGCGTAGAAGCAATCACGCTCTGCCACGAAATCATCAACTGTTGGATGAATCTTAGGCAATGTTTCAAGCAGTCTGTTACAGGCTGAAGCACCTGCATTAACTGCAAAATCAGCAGCGATAAAATCAATTCCAGAAGGGAGATCATCTGCTTTTATTGCCCTCCAATACACCTTGTCATATACATCTACTGCCTCTGCCAACGTTGTTCGTTCTGTGATCCAAGGATGCGCTCTCTTTGAGAGTCCCCAGATTGTGAATCCCCCCGGATCATCAGGGTCAGTGTGAGGGGCACCAGTTTGCAATCCCTTTGGTCCAACTTCCATCAGGATGATATGCTCGATTGCTTCGTCTTTATTGTCTTTCATCTAAACCACCCCAAAATTTTTCTACACAGTGCTCCCTTTTCAGGTTTATTTAGATAAAATTTACAATCAAAACAGTAGACAGGAATCATGCATTTCCCTCCGAGTAAGGTGTATCTTCATCAGGGTAGTCAAGTTCATCTTCGTGTTCTTCCATGTATGCTTGCTCAAGGTCAAGAGAAATCACAGCAGTAAGAATGTCAATTACTGGAGGAGAATCTGTATCCAAGGATACTTGCATAGGAATGCACCCTCGACAAGCAAGAATGTCACACCAGTTTCCTGCTTTCATTTCTGCCCAATTTTCTCCTATGAGTCTCCTCATGGAAGAGTCAATTTCTTCCATTGAGAATCCACGTTCGAGAAGCCGGTACACAAAAATAGGATTGTATCCCAGCGTGTCCCACATTGCACCAATTTTTCCAAATACTCCATCAGGAATTTCATTCATGTTATACTCCTTATATCACTTTAAACCCACAAGGCCCAAGAACCACGGCAAGAAGTGCTACTGCAAGAAAAACGAAAAAGAACATATTAGATATTTCAGACCGTGACATAAATATCTTTCTCTTCTTTGTATAGCTTTAACTTCACCGCCCCAGGAACTGCCGGAGAGTACCCTGCACGATGAGCATACGTGTTGGTGTACCCAAGAAAAGACCCTGTTCCAACATATAGCGCTTTCTCTGCCATTCCAGTAGCAACACTGAACCTATAATCTGTTGCTGCAACCTTGCTGTGATGATGCCCTCGCAAGTAAATGTCTGCTTCCCCAATGCGCTTGGGTTGAGACAAGATTTTACGAAGGACAGCAGCAGGATCACCAGTTGAACCAGTCCCGTGGACAGCATGAACTTTATAAGAAAAATTGCCAACCTTTAATATCGCAAGGCCATCAAGGTGGGCGTACTGGTACCCAAGGTCTTTAGCAAGCTGCTCCTCTGGGTCAAACTCAGTTGCATACCAGCTACGAATGCTATGTGTCCCGCCAAGACCAAAAAGAATCTTTTTCTTGTCAGCAAGTAGTTTAAGCATCTTCACTAACCCATCATACTGTTCTGAAGGGTGAATTGACTGCTCCCACATAGAACCACGATGAACATTGGTTGTATCAGGAAGAACATTCTCCATCAAATCACCCATAAGAATTGTAAATGTGTCTGGTGTTTCTGCAACATACTTAATAAACTTCTTCACTTTATCAACCATGCAAGCACGGTGTCCATAGTGAATATCTCCAAGAGGTACAAGGCGAATGAACTTGCCCTTGCACTTCAGATCAAAATGAAACACTGGCATTGCTTCAGATGATAAAATATCTAATTCTTTTTGCATGTGTGCTCTTATGCCTGACATTAGTTTCCCTCTGTATGACAATTACCCTGGCCATGCTCAAATAAATCAAGAATCTTACTATTACAGTTTAAACACAGAATTTTATGCTCATTCTCCAGTTTTATATAATGACAGTATCTTGTTTCTTCACCGCAAATATCACAGAAGTATTTTATTGACATTTAGTTTCTCCCACTAAAAATTCTTTTGCTTGTTCGTCTAACCTTGTCCTGCCAGTGATGCTCATCAATTCTGCCAGCAGTGTACCCAAGCAGTGAGCAAATAATGCAAGCTAAAACCATGTACAGTTCAGTCATCCCACACCCCCTTTAGTGTTGTAAACACAGCACGAAGAAGAGTTGCAATCTCAAGTGCAGAAATATCCTTCATGATTTCTTCCTCCCACCTTAAAATTGTGGCCTCTCTTGTGTTTGGGTTGATAATGTGCAGCATTTCATGCACAAGGGATAAAACCATTTCTTTTACTGTCTTGGTGGGGTTGATATTCAGCCTCTGTGTTCCAAGGTTTACTTCAGCGAAATCAGTTCCGTCTTCCATAGTCTTTGTTGATAGGTGTAATGACCAATTTGGAGCATCAACAGAAATCAGGAATTGGAAGATTTCTTGTTTAAGACTTCTTGCTTTTTGTTCTCTTGTCATTAAGTACCTTACTTGCAAGCACTATTGGCTTGTCATCCTTAAATCCCTGCACTATCGAAAGAGCCACAGGTATAGAAGGAGAAGGACACAGACTATTACATGCATCTATCAGTTCCTTTAGAAGAGATAGGGCTGCACTATTGGTAGCCCCGATCTTGCATTGCACAAGGAACAGAGTCTTGAAGTCTGTCGCCCACACATCTATCATGCCATGAGAACCGGCAGAACGGGATGCAAGGCAGCCTTTCTCCTCATAGAATTTTTTGATCTTACGCTCTAGTGCAGCTCCACGTATGTAATTAGCATTTGGCATTTGACACTACATATTTTTTTACTCGTTCGTCCCAAAGTGGGTTACAGTTCTGCCTAGCTTCTTTCCTAGTTCCATATGCTTCAACATTAGCTACCCAGGTACCTCCACACAGAAATTCAACTACCCAAAGATATTGTGAATTTTTCTTCATAGTTTCTCCTTAGAAATTGGGTTGGGGTATGGAGTTTCACCAATTAGTCTCTCGTTCTACGGCTCAGAGTATTTCTCTGCTGTTGCCTCATATTGCACATAGTCGTATTGACGCCTATAACGCTCCCAACTAGCTAGTTTACTTACATGTGCTGCCACTCAGGGCCATCAAGAGGATGAGGATTTCCATGATCCAAGCAGATGGGGCAATAAGCCCCAACTTGAGGGTTAGGTGTCTCCCACTCAATGCCACAATAAGGGCAAGAGAACTTATACTGGTATGTTTCTTCAATCATAGCAATCCCGGATCAAACTTCTTACCTTTGACTTCCCTACGATTAGCCATCTTTCTCGCACACTCTGCACGAACTTCATCACCACAGTCACAGAGTCCCTCTTCTGCAAAGATGCATCGGAGTTTGATAAAATACTCTTTTTTCTCTGAATCCCGTTCAACTGTGCCGTACTTCCAGGAAGGGCAAGCAGGGAGAGTAGTAACATCGCCGCTCTTATAAGCCACAGTCAAGTTCCTAACAAGGGAAGCAATTTCAACCTTGATAGCTTC